ATGTTATACCAATTTTTATTCATAGACGCAAAACTATTTTTTAGTTTTCAAAAAGTTGCGCAGTTTTAGGAAAAAAATTTAGTATGTAATATTTTCAGATGGAGATTGCTTTCTTCTTTCTTTATAAACTATACTTTGTGCTTGCCTTTCAGAAATATTATATTTTATAGATAAGTCCATAAAAGTATATGTTCTGTTGCCTTTGTTAGTTCTAAGCATACAATCAAAATCATATATAATCATATAGTTTCTTAGTCTCTTAGGCTCAACTATACCTCTTTCTATTAAGTGTCTTAATATATCTTTTGTTGTAGGGTCGTGCCACCTTTTAATAATTTCTTTTTCAGCTATATCTATATAATCATATATTACATCAACTTTATTTTGTCTTGATGCCATATTAATTATTAGATTCCCAAATTTTATTTATATTATTCCAAAACTTAGTAACAGCCTCTCTACAGCCTCTGCAACCTAATTGTTGTTTAATGTGAGGAAAGTGTCTGTGCCATTCGTTAAAAAGAAGTTTAAGTCCCCTAGAATGGTATTTACCCTGTTTTTCTATAGAATCATTATTTTGTTTGACCGCTTGTATTATTTCTTCTTTTCTTTCTTGTTCTATTTTATTTGCAATAGTTTCAATAGTCATAATATGTTGCATTTAATTATTCTTCCCACTTACCAAGAGGACATTTGCCTGCGTACTCTTTGGTTAGTGATGCTTTTGCATCTAAAAAGCAGGTGCATTTAGCACATCTTGCTCCTTTATCCCACTTAGGATATCTTAACATTAAGAAGTTTCTATAAAAATCGCACTTTTTACAGGTATCTAATCTATCTTGCTTTACTTTTTTACTAACAAACATATGTTTATATTTTAAAATGTGGCTTCCGCCTCTATTATACCTACGGTATTTTGACTGTCTGTTATGTCAGCCTCAACCACTACTACCCTGCTATTTGAATTCATTGCTCCCATCATATTTTGTTGGCTTGTTGCGTTAAATTGTGAGCTAGCAAAAGAAGGCATATTCATTAAACCACCATCTGCAAATTTAACACCACCACCTGCTGCGTTCATAGCTGATAGCTGTCCTTTAAACATTGACGTACTACGCTTATTTATTACAGCCTCACCTCCTTCTAACTCAACTACTCTACCACCTACTGCAAACTTTTCCCCTCCTTGTGCGTGTGACTTGCCTTGCACCATACCACCATTTGCATAAGTCTCTACCACACCTCCTTTTTCAAACTTACCAATTTGTTGGTCAATAAGCCTTCCAACAACTGCGCCTGCCCCTGCTGCTAAAACTAAGTTTAAAGGAAAAGGTACGCTTTCAAATATAGACGCCATAAAACCTGCAACAGCCTCCATAATTTGCGCCCTTACTACAGACTTCATAGCTTCTTCTGCTGTTTGACCTGATAGCATAGCTCTTTTTACATCTTCTTTAAAAGCTTTTGTTTTATCTTTTTCGTTGTCTTCTATTAATTTTTTTTCTAATTCATTAAGTTTTGTTAACATAGTCTCTCTATCAACAACATAGCCTGATTGTGTTCTTAATAATTCTTTTATGTCTTTTATTTCTTGTTGTATTAATTGTCTCCTTATTTCTGCATTTTCTTTTTCAGTAGTCAAACCTAAATCCATTTGCTCTACTTTAAAAGCCAACAACTCTCTTTCAACATCATTTAATTGTTTTTTAGATTCAATAATAGCATTTGTACCCCTAACTTCTTCTTCAACAATTTTACTATTTTGAACAGCAAATTCTATTTTTTGTTTTTGTTCTTTTTTTAAATTTAAATCAATATCAAAATCTCTCATAGTTTGTGCTACATAGGCATCTTTTAATGCTTGCTCGCCCTCTCTAAACATTTCATTAGCATTTTTTTCTGCTTGTATTTTAGCAGCGTGTCTTGATTTTCCTGCAGCAGCTATTTCTTGGTCTAAACGATTCATTTCAATTTTTGCTCTTTGCAAATCTTGTACTGTTGCCAATTCGCTTTTTAAAGCTTCAATAACTTCTTCTCTTTTTTGATATTTTTTTGCTTCACCAAAAATAGTTTCATTCATTTTTTGCCAACTTTCATCTGTTTCTTCCACTTCTTTTCTTAAACCTAAAACATCTGTTGCTAAAGCTAAAAGCAGAGTTCCAACAGCAACGTATGGATTAGCCAACATAGTAGCATACAAACTCTTTAATCTATTTATAAAAAGAGTTGTAGCAGTAGTTGCATTACCTGTGACTACAGCAAAAACACCTGTAGCTATGTTTGCAGCTAATTGAACAGTTTTATATATACCAACAACTTTAGCTAGCTTAGCAATTCCTGTTATTATAGAGACTATTGTTTTGCTATTTTCAGCTAACATATTAAAAAATGTAGCTAAATTTTCTATAGCACTTTGCAGTCCCCCTGCAAAATCTTTCATTATAGATATGGCAAGACCTTCAAGCGCTGACCTAAATTTTAAGAAAGAACCTTGTAATGTATCACCAACAATATCTGCCATTCTTTGACCTTCACCACCTGCATCTAATAAGGCGTTTCTTAGCTCTACAGTACCGTCAGCAGTAGTTATCATTTGTTCAAAAGCAGCCGCTTGTCTTAAATCTACAACTTCCATAACATCTGCCATACTACCTCCTTGTTCAACAAAAGCTTTCATAGCAGGCACTAAATCATCTAGTCCGTGTATGGTTCTTCCAAAAGATTTAGTTAAATCAGACGAAGGGTCTTGCATTTTAAGTAATATATTTCTTAAAGATGTACCTGCAATAGAAGCTTCTATACCTGAGTCTGTTAATTTAGACATAATAGCTGTAGTATCTTCTAAAGAGAACCCTGCTGATTTTGCAATAGGAGCAACTTTAGTCATAGATGTTTGGAATTTTTCTATATCCATAGCAGAACTTGCAAAGGATACAGCCATAACATCAACTACTCTTTCTGTTTCACTAGCGTCTAGTCCAAAACCTCTTATAGCAGCACCTGCGACAGTTGCACTTCTAGCCAAATCACTACCTGTTGCTGTTGCTAAATTAAGAGTAGCTTGTTGTGCGTTCATAATTTCGTCTGCAGTAAAACCTAGCTTAGAGAAATTTAATTGTAATTGACCTACCTGCTCTGCAGTAAAAAAAGTTGTTCTACCTAATTCTTCAGCAGAACTTGTTAGCGCAGCAAACTCTTGTTCTGTTGCTCCTGAAACAGCATTTACTTTAGCCATTACAAACTCAAACTCAGTAAAAGTAGTTACAACAGCAGATACAGCTCTATTAACAGTTCTAAAAGCTGTAACAATAACACCAATAGCAGCAGCTCCTTTAACAATTTGTTTAGCCATACCATTAGTAGCCTTAGTAGACTTAGTAGTATTGGTAGTAGATTCTTTTAAATTTTTATTTAAATTTCTTAACTGAGTAGACTTTTCTTTTATAGCCCTAGAGTTTTTTAAATATTGTTTTTCTTGTTTTTTAGAAGTAAACATTCCTGTTTTAGCATACTTTTCAGCTTCTATCTGTTCTTTTCTTAATTTTTTTAATTCTTCTTTTAAATCAGCAACTTTTTTAATGTTTTTGATTTCTACTTCTATTGCTACCTTTTTGTTTAATGCCATATCTAGCTTATTGTTAATTGTATTACTTTACCTGATAAACCTAATCCTATTTCTCTTTCTACTGAATTATAAATATCTTCTTCTATTTGTTCTATTATTCCTGACCCTTCTGCTCTTGCAAAAGCATAGCCTATAAAATTATATCTTCTAGGAGCTACTAATTTACCTCCTTTGGTATAATACTCTTGTTGTAGTTGTCTTACAACAGACTCTGCAAATCGTGCTTCATCTATAGGACTGCTAAATGTTATTCTTTTTGCTTTTGCCCAAGCTACAATATCTTCTTCCTCTACCTGAACTCCCATTGATGCACCATCATTAACTATCCACATATAATCTACATCAGAAGTAACGTCTAAATAAAGATTACCAAACTGCTCATAAATATCTGAATAAAAAGAATCATATAATTTTTTTGTAGCTATATGCTCTTGTTCTTTTAGCTCATACCTTAATTCTTTAATAAAGTAGTTTCCAATCTTTTTTAAACCGCCAACTATTATAGGATAATTTTCGTTAGCCATACTAATCTTCTTCTATTGTATCGTTAATAGCTCGTCTTAAAACTTTATGAGAATTACCAAACTTGTCA